CCAAACATCAGCCTGTCCTCTTTTACGTATTATTATCCAACCTAGAGGAGGTCTGCCTAGACCATGATTAACTTCGTTAGTAGTTCCTGTAATTAGCGCTACATTAGTCAATCGTATACCATCTAATATTTCTTTATCTGTTATAATGTCTAAAACAGTTGTAATATTGTCCTGTATACGAGAAAGTGGACCTTGTACGTTGAGAGTTTTGACTTTTTTCACACTAATACCAGTAAAAGTCTTGCTCAGCGTATATATCCCCAACAGCTTCGGACTTTCCAACATCTCTGTTATTACCAGCTTCTTCAATTCTACGCTTTAAGGCGGTCTTTTCAGCCATTAAAACTGAAACATCTGACTCTTCTTTCTGCAACATTTTAATTGCAGCATCAACTATTACATACTCTGACCACTGATTTATATCATCAAATGAATCAGCGTCTGCTGTTAAAACTTTTGCAGCCGGAATATACCAAAATCTCATTGGTCCAGCTTGAGTAGGTGTAGGTGCAATTGTTAAATTGTTTCCTACCATTCTATATCTGAAATTGGTTATACCTAGGCGATCCCAGATACCAAATCTTTGGAAGCGATTTCGCTCTCCAAAACTAAAAAGTGTTACAGACGACCATTCACCTGAATTAACTTTAGCATCTAGTGCTACCATTTTATAGAATGTGTTTCCAGAATCTACTCCGTCCCCATAGGTACCTTTGAGTATAGTTGGAATATCATATTTATCTTGTGCACCAATAGTGTTAAACTCAATCGCTGGAGCGGTAAAGTAATCAGATCCGTAGCACTGTACCAAAATATCATAAAGTTCAGCTATGGATTTATTAATATAATTATTTAATTCTGTATCAGTAACAAAGGTAGAGTTTGTCATATCTGCTCGCTCTCTAGCCTGTGTTCTTAATTGTAGTAGAGTAATAGACATTTTTAAACTCCTAAAAGAGAAAAAAGAGGAGGCATTCACCCCCTCTTTATCGGATTATTCTTGTTCAGATTCGGATTCTACGTCTTCTTTTCCGACGCAAAGTTCTATAAAGGATTCTAAAGCTTCTTTAAATTTAGCTTTGTCATCTGCTTTAAGTGCAGCCATCATTTCTTCGACAGCGATATCTTCTTCTTTCTCATCGCTTTCTACTTCTGGTTTTTCTTCTTCTTTTTCTCCGCTTAACTTGCCTACAATTAAAGAAGCCATCCCTTTACTTTTATCTTTATCAGCCATTATCATTTTAAACTCCTTAAATTATATCAGTATTTTTAACTTCAATTACAAATTTTAATACAGCACCATCAGATGGATTAGCAGCAACACCATTAGCATGTGAAATTACATCTATGTATGGTATAGCGCCATTGATATCGTCTGCTTTAACTTGGACTACAATATTTTGAGCAGCGGTTGCTTTCACTATTGCATCTACAAATTTAACAGCGTTATACTTGTCTTCCATCGTAATTCTAAACGCGCCTGTTCCTGTTTGTGCTATCGAAGATACTCCCCACTTAATCTGATTACTGAACGCTTGATCTTGCCCGCCACTAAAAGTAGCAACTACTGCATCACCTTCGCCAGCATCTACTAATGGAGTTGCTCCGCCGCCTGTAGCTGTTTGATCATTTCTACGTGAATTTATGTCTGTAACTGTTACAGTTTTTCCTGATACTGTTCCAGAATTTATTAGTTCTCTTAATTCTGCGGTTGTTAAACTTACAGCTGAGTTTGCACCATTTGCAAAAGTTGCAATGACATGATCACCTTCTCCTGAGTTTGCAAGAGACGCAGCTCCACCGCCTGTAGCAGTTTGTAGCGCACGCAAACTTAGAGTATCTGTAAGTGTTACAGTTTTACCAACAACAGAGCCAGAACTTATTAGTTCTCTCAATTCTGCAGTCGTTAAGCTTACTGCACTATTTACACCATTTGCAAAAGTTCCAACTATACCATCACCTTCTCCGCCATCAGCTAAAACAACTGCAGATGCAGCACTAGTAGCAGTTAGGAGAGCTTTTAAATTACCTGGATCTGTAACTGTTACTGTTTTTCCAACTACTGCTCCTGTATTTATAAATTCTACTAATTCAGATATTGTCATATCCACTGGAGTAGCTGTATTGTTAGTTCCATCATTTGGAGTAATAGTTAATACTGTATTGTTAGCTGTTCCACTGTATACTGCTAGTATTGTATTGGTAGGGTTTGCAGCTGCTGCAGCTACTTGAGTAGTGAAAGTGTCACCGTTATGTGTAGAACCCAATGCAACTTTTGTTACATAAACGTTTACAGCCATTACCATTGTAGCATCAGCTGCTACTGTTGGGTTATTACTTCCATCATTTGGAGTAACTGTACAAACTATAGCTGCTGCAGTTCCTGTAAAATCTGCCAAAACTGTGCTAGTTGGATTAGCTGCTGCTGCCAATACTTCAGTAGTAAATGTTTTTGTATTTCTTAAAACTCCAGTATTAGGATTATCTGTAAGAATTATAGCATTTGTTGTAGCTAGAGTTGCTGTTGCTGCTGTTGTAGGATTGTTGGTCCCATTGTTAGGGGTAACTGTACAAACTATTGCATTAGCTGCTCCAGTAAATGCAGCTAATACTGTATTTGTAGGATTCGCAGCTGCTGCAGCTACTTGAGTAGTAAAAGCTGCTGCATTATTGGCTGCTCCGCCTGCTACTTTTGTTAATACGATATCATCAGTTAAATTTAAAGTTGCTGATGACTCTATCAACGCACTGTATTGAGTTTCTAAATAAATATCTTTTATCTCACGCTCAAGACTTTGTTTTCTGTTAAAATTTCTGTTACTCATTGTCGACTCCTTACACTTGGTCTGTGTTTTTAACTTCTATTTTTATTAGAAGACTTGAACCACTTGAAGGGTCAGTAACTGAAGAGCCTGCTAAGCTGAAAAAGTCAATGTATGGAACTGCTCCAGCAACGTCTTCTGCTTTTAGTTGGAAAATAAGGTCTTCAGCTGAAGCAGCTTTAAGAACAATTCTTAAATGCTTCAATGAAACATATTTATCTTCGAGTGTTAAGCGGTATAAGCCTTGTGAGGTGCGGACGATTGAAGAAATACCAATCTTTGACACTAGTGTAGGGGCGCCTGTGCCGGCGATGCTTACGTTAGCGTAAAGGTCTTTTACTTCTTTCTCGAGTGCTTGTCTGCGATTAAAATTGCGATTAGCCATGGTTAAAACTCCTAATTTTGTTTAGTCTCTCCCGAGTTAAGGGCGTGAGCACTATAATTTTTGGGCAGAATTGCCTCTAATATGGCTCGGGTGTTATTTAGGAGTTTGAGAAGGGGGGGGTTTATAGACCTAGTGATTTTTTTACTGACTTTGGTATGGGACACAATAAACATTTTCTCTTCTTTAACTGTGTCCACCCACATTTTTTACAAGTGTAGTATCGAGGATACTTGTTGGTTATCCAGTTTTTTAATCTACAGATAGGGCAGGGAATATGTCTATATTTACTTCTTTTTGTACTTGCAGCTAGTCGATAATACCAGGAGAATGTGAGCATTAATTTTATTCTTATCATAAACCACATAATGTCACACATCGGATAATTAGAGAGGTCGCCAAATGGTATAGCAGCTATATGCCTCTCAGTTCCTGTTACTTTCATAAACAATTTCCAAACTTTTGTTCTCACTATCATTCTCCTAGCTTATTATGGTTGTATACTCTCTTTATCCAGTTTAAGAATTCTTCTCTGGTCCTTGTATATTTTGAGAAGTTACAATCCATACAACAAGGCACTACATTGTCAAGCTCGTATCCCCTCGTGTTATCTACTCTGTCTATCCCATTATAAGGATCAGGAAGACTTCCACAGTAGTCACAAGGTTGTGTTATTATCTTTGCAGCTTCTAGGTCTGTTAGGTACCAATCATGCTTGGCGCTATTTCTCTTCCCTCTTATTACTGTTTTTATTCTTAACCCCCTACTATCTTCCGTTCTGGTTGGGTCTATTGCTAATAATTCAGGATCACATAGATGGTCTTTTGGACCTCTCATTTGAGCTACTCGTTCTGGAGATAGCTTTATCCCTTTCTTTGATTCACTTATTTTTCTCTTTCGTTCCTCAGTTAGGGGTACCCCTGTATTTTTCTTATGTGAATCTTTTAAAGCACATTTAGTACATTGTTTACTAAGTCCACTTCGTAAGTTACATCCTCTTACTTTGTGCTGAACTCCGCAACCTTCGTTTGTACACGTGCAATTATAGAAAAGCGTTTTTCCCTCTCTATGAGAAAAGCTATCTACCCTCCATTTATTAAATGTCTGTCCTACCATTTCTATTCTGTTTACTGCTGTTTTTTGTTCCATTTATAACTCCTATAAGTTTAGTATAGTGGCAGTATATCAGTTATTATCTACAGTGTCAATATATTTTTTTATTTTGTTTTCTACATAGTATCCGAGGTTAATTACGTATAAATACAGGTTAATTATGCGTAATACCCAAATAAAAAAGGCTAGGATTGCCCTAGCCCATTTTTTGTTTATTTGTTTAATGCTTGATTATTAAACTGAGGTGTGTTAAGCTAACTTTATATTTGCATTGAAACCTGGAGCCCTGCAACCTAGTTGAGCATAGTAACCTACTCGTACTTCAACTGCATCAGCTGAAGACTCTCTTAACATCTTCAATCCGTCAGTATCAAGTATTTTTGGACATTTACCAAGTGAATATAGTTTCCAATGTTCCATAGAAAGCATGAAAGCTCTATTGCTTGGGCAGTTTTGGTCAGGTATAACATTGATTTGTCCACGTGGTCCATGAATTAGGATTCCTCGGAAACCAATTTCTGGATTTACGTGTTTGTCAACGTACATAACTTTTGAGCCTAAAGCTTTTTCAAGGTCAGCAAATTTTGAGTAACTGATGAAGCAATAATCTGGCGTTCCGCCTTCTCTTGCAATTCTAGCAGCAGCTGAAATCAAAGCTTCTTCGATTGGCTGTGCTGAACCATCATATCTTATACCAGCAAGACGTGTTACGTCTGCAGTTCTATCAACACCAAAGAATAGTGTAGCTGCTGGAGCTGAATCAGGAATCCAAGCTTGGATACCTTTTACTTTTCCATCATAGTCACCTTCTACAAATACGTAGTCATTAGTAGCAACACCAGTTGTGCTGTCAATAGCTGTTAAAGCGTCTGTAGTAATAACGCCTAGATCTCTATCAACACCGATAACACTTACGTGTCCTGCTTTAACTGTTCCACCACCATCTGCAGTTGAAAATACTAGTTCCATTCCAACTTCGAAATTAACAACATCTTCAGTTACTTTCAAAGTAAAAGAAGTACTTGTTGAACCAGCAAGAGCTTGTCCAATAGAACCTGAACCAGTTCGGAAAATTGCTGAAGCAAGTGATCGAGTAGCTGATTGAATAGCGCCATCAATTTCTAAAGTAGCAGCTTCCATAAATGCATTGCTGTTACCGCGTGATGCTTCAATTGTTTCATTATCAATTGATGCTAAAGCGTAGTCTTTGCTTCTTGTAAGTAAGAAAGCTTTTAACTGTGTATTAGTCTTGTTTGTTTGTGCAGTTGCGAAAGTATGTGAACGACCTTGTGGTATACCGAATTTGATAGGAAGTTTCAAATTTTCGCCACCGAATGTTTCATACTTAGCAACCATAGCCAAAAATGGGTTATCTTTATAAACCATATTCTCAATTCTGTCATTTGTATAGTGTTGCTTAAGTGCAGCACTAAAACTTGTTAGATCCAAACTCATAAAAACTCCAAATAAAATAATAATAAATTAAATAATAATTAGAAACAGTCAACTATTGATTGTTTCTGGAACCATTTTTAGTCATCCCAACGAATTATAGAAGCTGCTTGCATCTTGGATTCATCATCAGATATCAACTTTTTACCTGAACCCTTGGACAACGTAGCCGCATGACTGTTAGAAAGACTTGGCGCATTTACTTTAACCTCTGGCTTCTTTGGAGGCTCTACAACCTCTTGTTTCATTAGTTTCTTTAACTTAAGAAGCTTACGTGCTTCTTCTAATAAGTGGCTCTCAACAGCATCTGCGGCTTCTTTATTTGAAAGTACGCGTCCGCTCTTTTTATAGTGTTCTTCAATAACTTGGTAAACTGTATCAACTGCATTATTTGCTTTTATCAGTTCATACTCTTCACCAACATTGACGAATTGTTCAAGTTCTGCTTTGAAATTCTCAACAACTTGTTTTTCATGTTCTTGTTGTTTCTTAGCTTCTTTAGATTCTATTTCTTTTCTAAGGTTTTCAATCTCAGATTTATATTTATTATCTAGTTCTTCTCTCATTAATTGCATTTGAGATTCCGTAGATATTTTACCATCATTTAAAACTAACTGAGTCAGCTTCTCATATGATAAACCTGCTTCTTCTAATGCTTTTAAGGGATCTCTTCTTATTCTTTGTTCTAGAGATTCCTTAACTGGCTCTTCGACTTTTTTAGGCTCTAGGGACTTCATTCTTTCTTCAAGAGCAATCATTTTAGAGTTAAGTTCAGACTCTCTCTGTCTGATAGCCTTCTCTTTTTTGCTCAATGCTGCGAATCTTTTGCTGAACAATAAATCTTCTTTTGGTTCTTCTTTCTTAACTTCTTCTTTTGGTTCTGATTCTGCTGAAACTTCCTCAACTGACTGTTCTTCACTAACTTGAGCAAGTTCGGTATTATTTTCAACTGAAACTTCACCTGATGCGTCACTACTTAGAGAGTTCAAAATTGCCGATGTGTCCATAAATATTCCTTTTAATTACTTATTTGGGTAAAAAACCCCGCCCGATATTAGGCTAATAGTATCAATATTACTAATTTGTTATACTACTGGAGGTGTTGCAGTATCTAGCGGTAACATATCACTCTGTGGCGGAGCTACTGGAGCTGCCAAAGGTTGTACGGGCACAGGTTGCGCTGCCATTTGTTGCGCCATCTGCTGATTAACTGCTTCTTGTTTAGCGCGTTCTATTAAAGAATTTGCGTCTTCGATCCAACGTCTTAACAATTCTAAATTTTCCTCTGGAGCATTCTGAGATTTAAAAAGTAAATAAGCTTGCTGAAATTTAGCAACGCCTAATTCTAAATTTTGATAAGTTTCTGGTGGCATATAAAAACCTTCGTCCATCATCTTATCTATTGTTCTTTCTATATCTTCAACCGCTGCGTTGTATAAATTTGTTGTAGATTTTAAATCTGGGAAGTCTAACAACTTCATACCATCTTCTTTAGTGATAAATCCAGCTTGCATCAATTCTGTTACATCTTGTAAACGAGCTGAAGGTGTAGCGGATAGAGCACTTGTCGGAAATACCGCCATCATATATTTATCTTCTTCCATATCTACATCAGCCCAATCTATTGTTTTAACAAATGATTGACCTTTAACTCTAACTTTAAATTCTCCGGTATCTTGGAATATTTCTCTAGCTAAGTCTAGAATTATGCTTGACGCGTCCAAGAATGCTTGTTCATATCTAACACCTACCGACATAAAGCGTTCTGTTTCTATGTCGTTAAACTCACGTAATGCTTTACCAGAATCAAGACCGGACGGCTTATTACTCTGTGCACTCAATTGGGATATACCTATTATCTCATATGCTCTTTCATACAATCTATCTAGGTGTGAAAATAACTCAGG